ATCAATGGACAGAAATTCAACTTGATCGATCACCTTCAACATTGATTGTAGGTGAAAACGGTGCAGGTAAGTCCACTATGCTCGATGCAATTTCGTTTGCATTATATGGTAAACCCTACCGTAATATCAACAAACCATTACTAGTCAATAGTATCGTAGGCAAGAATTGTTTAGTCGAGATAGAATTTTCTTCTAAAGGAAAAAACTATCTCATTCGGCGCGGTATCAAACCAAATGTATTTGAGATATTATGTAATGATAAATTGATCGATCAGAACGCCAACATTCGCGAGTATCAAGAACATCTTGAGAAACATATACTCAAACTGAATCACAAATCTTTCACACAGATTGTTGTGATTGGTTCTGCAAACTTTACTCCTTTTATGCAGCTGAAGCCACAAGAACGGCGGCAGGTGATTGAAGACTTGTTAGACATAGAAATCTTCTCTACTATGTTTACACTGTTGAAAGATAAGATTGCAAAGAACAAACAAGAGATCACAGACCGTAAACACAACATCGAACTTCTTAATCAGAAAATTTCTATGACTAAAAAACATATGCAAGAAATTATGTCGATGAAGAAGAGTGATCGTGATGCAAAGGAGAATAAAATCAACGAACTCAAGACCTCTATTGATGAGATCATGACCGCTGTTGAAACTCTTACAAAAGAGACAGGGATATTGAGTGTGTTCATATCTGACAAAGAAAAACTCAAGAACAAGTTATCACAGGTTCAGAGTCTGGAAAAACAACTGACAAATAAGATCAACACCATTCGTAAAGAGATCGACTTCTTTTCTAACAACGATGAGTGTCCTACATGTCAACAAGAGATTGATTCAAATTTTAAACAAAACCACATATGTGTACAGAATAATAAACAAGAGGAAATTCAATCAGCCATCGTACAACTAGAGAAACAATATAACACAATGAATGTCAGACTAGGTGAGATATCACAGATACAGGATAAAATCTCCGAACTCAATAATGAAATTCTAGAACACAATACAAACATTCGAATGATGAACAATAACATCAAGAGTCTTCAGGAAGAACTTGATGCTGAAGTTGCAGATGATGATAACTCACTAGACGAGTTGAACAAATTCAATGAAGAAGTTAAGAAAGAACAAGAACTACACAAGATCGCCATGCATAAGAAAGAGGTACATGACATTGCTACATCTTTGTTAAAAGATGGTGGAATTAAGGCAAAAATTATAAAACAGTATGTTCCCGTTATAAATAAGTTAGTGAATAAATATCTTGCTGCGATGGAATTTTTTGTCCAGTTTGAACTTGATGAAAGTTTTAATGAGAAGATAAAATCTAGATTTAGAGATGAGTTTACTTATGAGTCATTCAGTGAAGGTGAAAAAATGAGAATTGATTTGTCATTGCTCTTCACATGGCGTGCTGTCGCCAAGCTCCGTAACTCCACATCTACCAATCTTCTGATCATGGACGAAGTGTTCGATAGTTCTCTTGACAATACGGGAACGGAAGAATTTCTAAAAATCATCACACAGATAAACAAGGACACGAATGTCTTCGTGATTAGTCACAAAGGCGATATGTTGTTCGATAAATTTCACAGTAATATTAGATTTGAAAAAATCAAAAACTTTTCGCATATGGCGGCATAGGAGAAAATTATGGCATACAATGTAGAGTATAATTGCGGTGTGAACGGTGAAGAATCGTGGAATCCAGTAATTGACATGAACTTGAGTAAGACGAGGGCAGTCGCAAGAATTTTTATAACTGAAGATCAAGCCAAAAACTTTATTGATGAAGAGTCAAGAGGTGACAATCTTGACAAGTATAGAATCATCGAGGTGGAGTAACACGAATGTTGTCAAATTTGAGATTGGTAGCACCTGAACACGAACTGTTGTCTACTCAGTTGAGCGCATTCAACTTCGACAATCCTCCTGTCGATCCGCAAGAGTTAGTCGATGCCATGAGTAAAATCATGGAAGAAAAGAACGGACTAGGGCTTGCTGCAAATCAGATTGGATTACCTTATCGCGTTTTTGTTATGCGTACTGATCCCACTACAGCCTGTTTCAATCCGAAGGTTGTTGATGCATCGGACAAACAAATCATATCTGAAGAAGGGTGCTTGACATACCCAGACTATTTTGTTAAGATATCAAGACCTGGTGCAATCAGAGTAAGATTTGCTGATGTCAATGGTGAGTTTACTACTGTCAATCTAAACGGTATGACTGCCAGAGTCTTCTTACATGAGTACGATCATCTTGAAGGTATCAACTACCTTGATAGAGTGAAGAAGTATCACTTGGATCAAGCGAAACGCAAAGCAAAATTAATGAAAAGAAAGATGAAAAAACTGACGAGGTTAGCGAATGGAAATTAATATACCGGTTGAAGAACTTAGAAAAACAAAATTATTTGTCGCTACACCTATGTACGGTGGTATGTGTGCAGGTCTGTACACCAGATCAATTGCAGACCTAACTACACTGGTTACTCGTTATGAGGTACCAATGCAGTTGTACTACTTGTTCAATGAGTCATTGATTACACGTGCAAGGAACTATTGCGTTGATGAATTCATGCGATCTGATGCGACACACCTAATGTTTATTGACTCTGATATCGGATTTAAAGCACAAGATGTCATTGCTCTGCTGGCACTGTCAGTACAGAATGAGAACTATGATGTTCTATGCGGACCTTACCCTAAGAAGACTATCGCATGGGAAAAGATCAAAGCTGCGGTAGATAAAGGTCACGCAGATGAAAATCCTGCTACGTTAGAAAATTTTGTTGGCGATTATGTTTTCAATCCAATGGCCGGCAATAGTGAAATTCGGTTAAGTGAACCGGCGCCTGTACGTGAAGGTGGTACAGGGTTCATGTTGATCAAACGTGAAGTCTTTGAAGCCTATGAGAAAAATTATCCTCAGTTCAAGTACAAACCTGATCATGTACGTACTGAACAGTTCGATGGATCACGTGAAATCATGGCATACTTCGATGCATTGATTGATGACAAGTCACAGAATCTTGTACCAGAGATCACTGCATTCTACGAGAAGAATCCAGAAGCAACACACCAAGAGGTGATTGATTTCTTGGCAGATAAAACAAATGGCATTGCAACAGAAAAATATTCAAATAGGTACTTGTCAGAAGACTATATGTTCTGTTATAATGTATGGAGAATGGGTAGACAAGTGTGGTTGTGTCCTTGGATGGAACTGAAACACGTTGGCTCATATGTATTTGGTGGATCACTGGCCGCCATTGCCGCAGCGGGTGCTGCACCAACTGCTGATCCTACAAAGCTCAGCAAAAAGAAGTCTAAATCTTAACTAGGAGTTATATAATGAACCTGAGTAATCGCTCACTTGAAATTCTTCGGAACTTCTCATCAATCAACCCTTCGTTGTTGTTCGAACAAGGAAACACACTGCGAACAATCTCGCCTTCGAAGACTGTACTTGCTCGTGCCAATATTGAAAACAGTATTGACTCGACATTTGCAATCTATGATCTGTCGAGATTTCTTGGTGTTGTGTCTTTGTTTGAAGGATCACCTGAACTTGAAATTGAAGAGAAGAAACTAAATATCATGGCCTCTGGCCGGCGTGTCAGTTACACCTTCGCAGATCCTTCTACGATTGTGACACCGCCCAATAAAGACATTCAGTTGCCAACGCCTGAAGTTTCGTTTACACTTACCAATGCCAACTTGGTTGAAATTACGAAAGCGATGGGTGTTATGGGATTCCCTGAGTTGGTCGTAACAGGTGAAGATGGCAAGATTGTTATCCGTGCAACGGATACTAAAAATCCTTCTTCTGATAAATATGATATTGAGGTGGGTGAAACGGACATCACATTCAATGTTATCTTCAAGGCGGAGAACATGAAGTTAATCAGTGGTGATTATACTGTTGAAATCTCCTCCAAAGGTCTGGCGAAGTTTTCTTCCAATGATGTAGAGTACTGGATTAGCATTGAAGCTAACTCTACCTTCTAACCAGACAGAAAGGGTGCCACTGTTACCAGGCCAGTGGCAATGTGACCGGCGCGAAGGGTATGGGGCAGCGGTCAACTTATATTTTATTATTATGTTATGGAGATGTATATGCGTGAAGATTTCTTATGGGTCGAAAAATACCGGCCTAAAACTGTTGAAGACACAATTCTCCCTACAGAACTGAAGAAAACATTCCAGAGTTTTGTTGATCAAAACAATGTTCCAAATCTGTTGTTGTGTGGCGGTGCAGGTGTAGGTAAGACTACAGTTGCAAAGGCCATGTTAGAAGAACTCGACTGTGACTATATGGTCATCAATGGTTCGATGAACGGTAACATCGATACGTTACGCAACGACATTCAGAACTTTGCTTCGTCTGTCTCGTTACAAGGCGGCCGCAAGTATGTCATTCTAGATGAGGCAGACTATTTGAATGCCAACTCTACACAACCTGCTCTACGCAATTTCATGGAAGAGTTCTCCAAGAACTGTGGATTTATTCTGACATGTAACTTCAAAAATCGTATCATTGATCCACTGCACTCTCGTTGTTCTGTCATCGACTTCAAGTTTACGAAGGAAGATAGACTTGACCTCGCAGCGCAGATGTTCAAACGTACCTGTAATATTTTGTCACAGGAAAACATTACATTCGACAAAGCGGTCGTTGTTGAGGTCGTGAAGAAATATTTTCCCGACAACCGCCGTATTTTAAACGAACTGCAACGATACTCTGCCACAGGTTCTATTGACTCTGGCATTCTTGCTAACGTGCAAGAAGTATCACTGGTTGGTCTTGTGAAGTCTCTGAAAGAAAAGGACTTTACTTCTGTACGGAAGTGGGTCGCCGATAACAATGATATCGAAACGTCAGAGTTGTTTCGTAGAGTGTACGACAAATCAACTGAGTATATGAAGTCTGGTAGTATTCCACAACTGGTCTTAATACTTGCAGACTATCAGTACAAGGCTGCGTTTGTTGCTGATGCAGAAATAAACACCACCGCGTGTCTAACCGAAATTATGGCTAATTGTGAGTTTGTATAATGAAAAATTCAATTTTTGATTTAGAACAAGAAATTATGAAGTGTTGGAGTATCTGTGACGATATTGAGGTTGTCACGAAACATTTTGTAGATTCTCCTGACTGGGAAGGCATGGATGGCAAATTGTGTGATGCTTTAATGAACAAGTATCTTGGCATCAAAGAGTTGTATGAAGTTAAGTTTGACCGGTTGTGGCACACCTTTGAAGAGGTGTGCAAAGAGTATCATCAGTATCGTAAACTTTCCGGTATTGACAGAGAACAGAAACTTGAAGAACTGTTTAATAAGTACGAAGATGTTTAAGAAAAATAAACCTAAATGCCAACTGCACCACTGTTCGAATGATCTACCTAAAGAACCAGGTGTCATCCGAGTGGGGGATGAAGAAGACTACATTGAGTTTACAGTCTGTGATGAATGTGTTAAACTAATGGAAGTTCTTCAAGATAAGATGGCTGAATTACAAGGTAGAGAATTATGAGTAATCCTTTTGACTATTTGAATTCTATCAATGTGAACAAAAATAATATGATGCGTGATTCTGAGAATGATGACCTTGCGGAGAAACAGTATGCGCCTTTCATGGTCAACCGAGGTCTGTCTTATTTTCATGATACAATATTTTTTGCGAACGAGATGAATGTTAACCACCATACTGACAAGAAACTTCAATATGAGTTTTTACTAAATAGTATTAGACCACGAAAAAGATTCTCCAAGTGGTTTAAAAAGGAAGTAGACGGTGATGTTGAGGTTATCAAAGAATACTATGGTTATAGTAACGTCAAAGCCATTCACGCATTGTCTGTCCTTTCAAGTGAACAACTGGAAAAAATAAAAATAAAATTAGAGAAGGGTGGATAATATGGATAATTTAATTGATACTTTTGTTGAGATTGTTTTGAAGAGTCAAGACGATTTCCTAAAGGTACGTGAGACATTGACTCGCATCGGCATTTCCTCGCCGAAAGAAAGAAAACTGTATCAGTCTTGCCATATACTGCATAAACGCGGTAAGTACTACATCGTACACTTTAAGGAATTGTTTGCACTGGACGGAAAGTCTACAAATTTTTCCGATGATGATCGATTTAGAAGAAACACAATTGCAAATCTTCTGAAAGAATGGGAATTGATTGAGTTGGTATCTCCTATTGCAGAGGATCAGATGTGTCCTTTGAATCAGATCAAAATTATCTCTCACAAAGATAAGTCTGACTGGGAACTGGTTGCAAAATATAATATCGGAAACAAAAGAAACGCTTGACATTTGTTGTCCGATTTTGTAAGATGGTAATATAAGATGATGAATTATGCGGGGGTACAGTAGAGTAGACAACAGATTCCCTCTGTTGTGGGCTGGGCAGTTCGGTCACTCCGCTCCAATTTCTATGACTAATCTAACTCGTAGAGATCATGTAATGCGACTCGCCCCTTCTGGGGCGATTTGCGTTGAGTTAGGTGTAGCACAAGGTTTCTTGTCACACCGATTCCTTTCTGAACACGATAACTTAGGTCACCTCTATAGCATTGACATGTGGGCAGGTGATCGTGGTCATGATGTTGAAGAATATAAAGATGTTATCAAACTTTTATCTCCTTTCCGTGAAAAAAATACCATACTCAAACTCCGATTCGATCAGGCACTTGATTTGTTTCCTGATGAATACTTTGACCTTATCTATGTCGATGGTTACGCACACACTGGTCAGGAAGGCGGACAAACGTTGGAGGATTGGTTTCCTAAACTAAAGAAGGGTGGTGTATTCTCTGGTGATGATTATAGTAATGACTGGCCTGAGACTAGAAGAGAAGTAAACAATTTTATTGCACGACACGACTTGTTGTTGAACATTATAAATTGCAAAGAAGATAATATGTGGTCTGAACAACCAACATGGTATGTGATTAAGTAATGCAACTACCTGATCTAAAGAACAAGACCGTTGCTGTTGTCGGTAATGCACAGTCAATCATGAACAACACCTTCGGTAAAGAGATTGACTCACATGACTTTGTTATACGCATGAATCGTGCGATGAATCTCTATGACATCAATGATCAGTATACACCTCATGTTGGTGAGAGAACCGATATGTGGGTTGTTTGGCGCCTTTCAGAATACAATGAACTGAATATAAAAGAACCTGACTATGTGATGCAGATGGCATTCTGGACAGGTCTACCAACGGATAGACCAGAGGATTCAATATTGTATTTTCCTCTTGATATGATTGTAGGTCTTATAGAGAAGACAGATATAAAGGTACCTTCGACTGGTATGATGTTACTAGAGTGGTTAGACCACCAAGACACCAGAAAGGTCTCGGTATACGGTTTCGACTGGAAGAAGACTCCGACATGGACGGACATGGATAGGGTCGTAGATGAGCGCATGGGACACGAGTTCCAGCGTGAAAAAGACTGGTGTCTGAAATATCCTTTTATTTTCAATGGCTTAGACAACGCTTGACAAACCCATCTGGATTTGTTAGGATGGATAAGAATGAGGCAAGGCTTCAGTACCTCACTAAAAACGGAAGTGAACTTGTAATGTTAACTATATGGAGAAATATTATGTCTCGTAAAGAAAATGTTCTGAACGCCTTCTTCGCAGGTGAAGAACTATCCGCTAAGCAGATTGCTGCTCGTTTCAATGTCGCCAATCCTACCGCATTGGTAAGCGACCTTCGTATGAGTGGTTATCCCATCTATCTGAACTCTGGTACAAAGGACTCTCGCGGTCGTGTGCGTACTTCGAAGTATCGAATGGGTACTGCTTCACGAGCTGTGATTGCTGCTGGATACAAGGCACTCGCCGCCGCAGTGTAATGACTCGACCTTGCGGTGTATAGGTGAACCGCATTTCTAAAAACCTCAATAAAATCAATGACTTGCAAAAAGTCGTTAGAAATCAATGACTTACGATGTGTAAAATTTACGCTCGGTTTTGTGAACCAGTTCACAGACTTCTATATCTCGTTAGTGTATAATATCGTTCTAATTTACTGAGGATTCACATGGCTACAAAGCGAAGTAAACGATTGTCCCCTCTACGGCGTAGAATGGCATACGATGCTATAGAGATGTGCCTGACCAAGTTTGTTCCTAGATTGAAAGATAAAATTTTCATCCAACTCAATGGCGAGTATGATCTGCTCGACAATGAAGGACACTATGGTGATTGCGATTGGTACGATTTTGATTCTCAATTGCCTCGACAATTTACCATTAGAGTGGACAACAATCTACCTCTGAATCTGTTCATCAGCACCATCCTCCACGAAATGGTGCATGTCAAACAATACGCCAAAGGCGAAATGCGCTGGCTCTCAAGAAAAGAGCGAACACGGTGGAAAGACAAGATAATCTCCGACCGGAGGAACTATCACGACCTTCCTTGGGAAATAGAAGCCCACGGTTATGAGGAAGGTCTTATGCGACAGTTCAAGGATAAATTCCCGCGCTGGGCTGAAATCATAGAAGGTTGCGAAGACACACCACTGGAAAACTACAACCACCGTCAGATGCGACTCAAATTCTGACGGTTATCGATTTTTTCGATCAAAATGTGCAAAATTCACGAAAAATTTCATGAAAAAAGTTAATTTTTTTCAAAAAAAACTTTAATGAAATCAATGACTTACAAGCGCGGAAAAACTTCAATAAAATCAATGGCTTACCGCTTGCATTCCACCATGGTTCCTGTATAATTACACTGTAATTTGATGATTGATGAGGAAATTTGATATGGCATATGTATCTCAAGACAAGAAAGCGACTCTGGCCCCCGCGATCAAAGCGGTACTGAAAAAGTACGGTATGAAGGGCACGATTGCTGTTCAGAACCACTCGACTCTGGTAGTCAACCTGAAGTCTGGTAAACTCGACCTTGCGAAGGGTGAAAAGTACGTTCAAGTCAATCCCTACTGGGCTGACAAGTGGGCTGATGAAGCGGGTGAGAAAAAAATCGCTCGGTTCTACCGCGAGTTGTTCTCCGCGATGAAAGGTGCAGACTTCTTCGATGAGTCTGACCCGATGACTGATTACTTCCACTGCTCGCACTACATTGACGTTAATGTCGGCAAGTGGAACAAACCTTACGAATTGACTGTTTGATTTTTATGGCGGTAGCGTTTTTCGAAAATTGCTACTGATTGCTATGTGAACGCGCCGCCATGTTTTTTTCTTTGAGAATATATTATGAATATTAAATCTTTTTTACAAGCGTATTTGGATGATCTTGAATACAATGTCTCCTCTGGTGTCGGTAACCTAAACCACATCACCAGCGGCACGCCGTTCTTTGATACAGAAGAAGAGGCGCAGGAATACATTGAAGAATTGCAAACCATTATTGAAGGAATTGAACAATGAGAAATCTGAATGAAACTTTTATCAAACTTTCCGATGAACTGGTTCCCGACCGAGGCAAGTGTGATACACTCGCTGGCGAAGTGCTTCGTGCGGCTGGTCGCCTTCAGTATGACTTCTACAACAATGGCATGGGCAACAACACCTCTGGTGCTCTTCTTTTCCTTGACCATCACGGTGTGATCAAAAGTAGAGATTTTCGATCTGTCTATCCGTTTACACGCGGTCGTCTCTACGAAGGTGATTATAACGGCGATGACTTTCACAAGTCCATCGACAGTATTGTAGAGTCAGCGACCCAGTTTGTTCTTGCGTATCCTTCGACTCGCAATCTCGACAATGAGGAGGACATGTTCGATTATGAGGAACCAGAACAACGTTTCTGCGAAGAATGTGATTGCGAAATAGATTGTGGTTGGTTGTGCGAAGACTGTGAAGAGGACCGTGACTATTAGTTAAGTGATTTCTCCGAGTAGCTCAGTCGGATAGAGCATCTGCCTTCTAAGCAGACGGTCGGGGGTTCGAATCCCTCCTCGGAGGCCAAGTCTCTAAATCAATATTGTGAATATACACACTTTTTTTGTGAACTGGTTCACAGACAGGAAAGACAGGATACAGTATAATATCCACTTACTTTTGAGAGAAACTACATTATGAAATACCTCGCTATCGGAAACAACGCTAAGACTATCAAGTCTGACAAGTACGGTGAGTACCTGACTGCTATCATGTATATGCGTCCTGATCTTGATATCTGCCCTATGTCAGAACTCGCTGAGTGTATCAAGGCGTGTTTGAACACTGCTGGTCGTGGCGCAATGAATTGCATCCAAGAAGCGCGACAGCGTAAAACGGATGCCTTCAAGGCCGACCCCGTTGCCTTTGTTGACCAACTCAAGGCTGACATTATCAAGGCGCTGAAGAAAGCGACCAAGAAAGGTGTTAAACTCGCCGTTCGACTGAACGGTACTTCTGACATTGCATGGGAAAACATGAAAGGTTCCAATGGCAACACTATCATGCAGGACTTCCCTGATGTTCAATTCTACGATTACACCAAGCTGCCTGGTCGCAAAGTACCTGCGAACTACCACTTAACTGTTTCTTATTCAGGAGCGAATGCAAAGTATGCTAATAAAGTATCGAAGACCCAACACAACATCGCTGTCGTATTCCGTTCGAAGGAATCCATCCCAATGTTCTATCTCGGTCGTCCTGTCATTGATGGCGACCGCGATGACCTTCGCTTCCTTGACCAGTCAGGTGTGATTGTCGCACTGTATGCGAAAGGCAAAGCAAAGAAAGATGACACTGGCTTTGTTGTTGACGTAAACGAAAATGTGATTGCCATTGCGGCATAAGGAGAAATTATGAAATTGACTAATGAACAACGATCTATGTTGATCACTGCTCTGAAGATGGAGGATCTGAAAGTGTGGACTCTCCAGATGTGTTCTGATGAGGAATTGATTGAGGCTGCTAAGTCTTATGGAATCAAAGTGTAAGGAGAAAGTTATGGTTACGCCTGCTGATTTGATTGCACAAATTGAGGATATAATGTATAATTACCTCAAGGATGCTGACAAGGCTCTCGGCGTTGAACAGTCTGCCTTTTTGAATGGTTACTATGAAGGCATTTCTGATCTTAAAGAGGCGATTGACGGTGCTTTCTATGAATACGGTGAAATGGTAGGTCACTACACCGATCAAATTATTGATGATGAAATTGAGGAAGTTTAAGTATGGGATATACTGCACGAGCGACAACAGGCGTACTAGGTCAACGATTGGTAGCGGGTTTCGACCTTGCTGACGTTTTTGTTGACAACATGGGTGAACCGATTCAAGTCTGGGAACGGGAGGTATCGTACAAAGGTACCACGACTCTTGACACGATTATCTATGCTGACGAAATCTGGGAAGATATGTCCGCAGAGGAACGCAAAGAGTCACGGCAGACCTTCAAAGACTACAACAAACTGAACATGTTGGCTCACATTCTGTATCGTGATGAAAAGGTCAAACTTGATAGTGAAGTCAGTTACTACATGTCTGGTGATATCCGCGAGATTCGTGTTGGTAAACTATCCTATCGTTGTAAAGGCAATAAATACTATGGCACGAATAAAAAACCTGTAATAGACAAAATAGACGAAGAGGAATAATAAATGACAACACTCGTAACAGTCAATATTTTTGTCATGTTGATAATCTTTGCTTTATCATATGCAGTTGGTCATTATCAAGGCAGAAATTATGGCCGGTATGAGGGCTTAAATTCCACCTTGCAATTGTTAGATGAAGAAGAGTTGTTATCAGTCTTAAAGCGAATGCGCGAATAATTAAATGGAGAAATTATGAAAAATTTTCAATCAGAGGTTGTTACTTTAATCACCAATGTTGGTGAAATTGTAGGTCGCCTCAAGTCTTATGATGACAACACTGTGACGGTGATCAACCCACGGTTGTTTATTCAGTCTGAACAAGGTACTGGATTTTTACCAACCATCGGCATCACAGCAGAACGAGAACCAGAAGAACTTGTTTTTCAACGCAATTCAATTCTGACCGTGATTAAAACTTTTGATGATGTTGCGAAAGCATGGCAACAAAGTGTGAGTGGGATTGTGTTGACATGAGTCAAATGAGTGAGAAGGTCATATTGACCGATTGCGATGGTGTACTACTCGACTGGGAACACGGTTTCGATGCCTTCATGAACGAATTAGGTTACAAGGCGTTTGACTACACGACTTATAAAATGGGCGACAAGTATGAAATTCCTACGAAACAAGCGAAGGAATATATTCAGATGTTCAATAAGTCTGCGTGTATGCGTTTCTTAACTCCTTTTCGGGATGCAGTTAAGTATGTGCGTAAATTGCACGAAGAACACGGTTATGTCTTTCACGTGATCACCTCACAAACAGAAAATATTTTTGCGAAAAAATTGCGTGAACAAAATCTGAAGTCTCTTTTTGGTGATACGATATTTCAGGAGATAAATATACTACCATGCGGCGCCGACAAAGATGATGCGCTAGAGAAATATCGTGATAGTGGTTGTTTCTGGGTTGAAGACAAACCTGAGAACGTTAATGTTGGTCAGAAACTAGGCCTCAATGGTATACTAATCGCACACAATCACAATATGAAATTTTCTGTTGAACCAGGAGTCAAACGATTATACAACTGGAAACAGATTTACGAACACATTACAGGAGTGTTGTGATGGAAGATAGAGAAAGTAATTTTGAAATTAGTTTTAGACTTTTAGGCAATGAAGTCTTAGGATTTAAAATTGCTGTAGATGACTTCAAATCAAAATGGGTGGTGTTGTCTGTTATAGTGTTGATTGGTTTATCTACTGTAGCAACAATCATTGCGCCGGTCATCGACACATTTAAGTAGAGACAGTAGAAGAAATTCTGTTGAAGCATTTGAAATAGGAAGGTAAGACGCGGGTTCGACTCCCGCCGCCTCCACCATAAACATATCACGGGTGCGAGAACAATACTGAAAAGTGTTTGTTGATCCGGGAACTTGGTACGACTCACTCTTGTTCCTTTATGGTGTGTTTATGATGGGGGCGTTCTGGATTCGATTATCGACCGAAAGAAATGCCGAGGGATCGTCCATGAGCGCTGACGTTAAACAGGGTTCAAAAAAATAATCGCAGCAAATGACGATTACTACGGAGAAGTTGCACTAGCAGCTTAATCTCTGCGGGGCGGCCACTGCCTTGTTATCCAAGTGTGGCATTTATTATGACAAATAAAACTAGGAGGGTGTAAAGATGTTAAATTGTCTGAAGCCACTGATGTTTATAATTATAACTACGTCATGTATGTTGTTTGTTAGTAATGTTCATACAGCGTATGTTTATAGTTCGGAAGAAATACAAGAGTTAACCGAAATAGTTGTTGATGTTGAATACCGAATAATTGAAGTTCAACCCGAAATAAACCAAAAAGAGTTGCATTGTCTTGCAACTAACATATACTTTGAAGCACGTGGCGAACCTGTATTAGGTCAAATCGCCGTAGCACAAGTAACACTCAATCGTGTCAAGAGTCGTAGGTTTCCAAATACGATTTGTGAAGTTGTTTATCAAGCTAGACTAAATCACAATGGCAATCCTTTGCGTCATAAATGTCAATTTAGTTGGTACTGTGACGGCATGAAGGACACTATACACGATTCTACAACCTACGAGAGAATACTCAAACTTTCTGAGACGTTCATCAGAGATGATAAAAACTTTGATGATCTTGTTAACGGCGCCGAGTACTATCATTCTATTAAAGTCAGGCCTCATTGGTCTACTGAATTTCTACAAACTGCTAGTATAAACGACCACATTTTCTACCGCGATGGTTGAAAATATAAATAAGGTCATGATGATAAGTTATTCAAACTACAGAATATGTTTCAGAAGAACGGGTGTTGACCCTTCTCTTGGAATACGAGAATTCTTTTATGACGATAAAGGAAGAATTTTATTTTATTCAAAAAAACCAGTAATCCCTTTCGGTGATGATCTTGGTGAATTGATGGAAGACGTTAAAGAAATGATGATAGCTTTCGAAAAGGAAGTTATCGATTTAGATTATATAGATCGCAAAATAATGAAGAATAGGGAGGAGATAAACAAAGGAATATAAATTATGTCTGATAGAGATCATTTTCATGGCGATATGAGCCGCAATGAAGTACAGCTTGACTTAGATAAATTTATGGATGTTCTCAAAGAGAACGGCGATCTAAAAGAAAGAATAAGAGAACTTGAGTTCGAAGATAAAATAAATCCTTGGCAGAAGTGGATTCATTTCGCCAAGATGATTGATAGTTGGAGAATATGGAGTCGTGCATTCATCACCGTTTATATGGCACTACTTTACTTCACAACGATTTGGTTTATGAATCTTGAAGCACCTACGCTAGAACAGTCTGGACTGATATCAGTTATCGTGGGTGCTGGTGCGGCTTGGTTTGGTCTGTATGTTAAATCTGGTCCAGATGGGAGTGATTGATGTTCAAGAAAATGTTACACCGTATCAGAGAATGGTTGAAGTGGTTGTTTCACGATGAGTATATCCTTGAGGTGTACTTCGCGCAGGAAGTCATTCTGGACCCGTCCAGTAGTCTCAAGGTCGTCAGGAGAGAAAGGGCAGAGTACCACGTTAAGCGTATAATCAAGTGTTCCACAACGCATATAATCGCTAAGGACCACAACGGAAGGCGTCTGGAGATCAAGTCCATCGAACCGTTCGGATATACGATCAAGAAAGTCTACTGATATCGATTTTTTCGATCAAAATGTGAAAAATTTACAAAAAATTTCATGAAAAAAGTCAAAAAACTTCGAAAAAAACTCCAATAAAATCAATAACTTACGAGAGCGGAAAAAGTCGTTGGAAATCAATGGCTTACCGCTTGCATTCCTCCGTGGTTCCTGTATAATTACACTGTAATTTGATGATATGGAGAGTTTGATATGAGTTTGCTTGCTGATAATGGTCCCTGTGCTGTGCTTGATGCTGTCAGGTCTGAAGTCAACTGGATGTTCGGTGACTGGTGTGAAGGCCAAGGAATCGGTACTTCTGATGTTGGTGCTTGTATTCGTAACATCATTGGGAACTTCGGTCTGGCTTTCGAAGACCTTCAAGATTATGAGTTGCGTATGCTACATGGTCTGATCAACAATGAACTGTGTGAAATGGAGTCTGTTTAGTGTTAGAACGTTTTGAAGAAATCGCTGTTGGTTTTTTTACCCGTGACTTTTCTCTGAAGAGCATTGGTATGACCGAGGCACTTGCGAAAGAAGAGGTCGTGCGTCTGCGCCAGTGTTGTTGCGAAGACAATTACTACCGCATCAGCCGCGTGGGTTCGACTTTGCCGTTGTCTCGCAAAGGACGTATGCATATCTGGGGTCTGTTCCAGAATGCAATCAAACACGCAACGATTGAAGAAGAAATGAAAGAAGCGGGAGTTATATAATGAAATATGAAGTGTTGTTAGGATCAATGGGTGGAACCTCTCTGCAAGGTTATATAAATGCAACCTTTGATGAGTTGTTTGAGGAACTTGGCGCGCCGACCTATGATGAACCGTCTGGTGATGGCAAGGTCGATGTTGAGTGGTGTTTGCGTTTCGAAGATGGCACCCTTGCAACCATCTATAATTGGAAAGATTATGATAACGGCGTGAAATGCAAATCAGGCGGATTGTATCGCTGGCATATCGGCGGCAAAAGTTTTAATGCTGTTTGTCATGTAATTGATTTATTCTCTGAAGATGCCTTAATGTACAAGTATCATGGCACCGAAGAATTATCCGGAGTGTAAAATGCCACAGAAAATTCTTGAAAAAATTATTTTTGTTGCCGGAGTGTTGTTATTCTTCGGCGTGTTTGCGTTCGTATCAAATATGGATTATGATGATGCAGTTGCGGAAGAACAATACTATATGAAGATGGTTTGCGAAGGTCATTGGCCGAATTATGACAAACTTGTCTTCACTTGTCCCGGAGAAAATAATTGATGACACCTAAAAAAGGTAGAGGCGACCCGATGGTTCGTGCTGATGGCAGAACCAAACCAGATCGAAATTGGTATCCAGAAAACTTCGATTGGTATTTGAAGTGGTTTGCTTCAATTTTAGTTTTGATATCTCTTGCAATGCGATCTGCTGGTGCAGATTATCGCATGTATGATTTATTGTTTGGTTCTGTTGGTGTGTTACTTTGGACTTGGGTTTCAATCATTTGGAAAGACCGAGCGTTGATTATGTTAAACACTATATCCGCGTTTATGTTAATCTCAACAGTACTGAGAGAAATTTGAGCTTGACTTCTTTTTGGTCGTGATATATACTATTAGTAATGTAGTAATGTATCTACATATGTATCTACATTGTTAAACACACACAACACACAAGGAGGCAATTATGCCAAACAAAACACCTTATGAACTTCGGTTCGATGTATTACAAATGGCTCGTGATCTGGAAATGCAACAATACGAGCAACTTAACTATCCTTTCTGGCAGTTACATCAACAGGTTGAAGAACTGGTCGAGGATCTGAAAGATGGAAGAACATCAGTACAACTGATTAGTAGTCTTATAGATTTGGTGCATGACTTGAGGAATTCTATTCCTGAGATGCCCACCACTGAACAGATCAATCAGAAAGCAAAAGAACTCTACGAGTTTGTAGAACAGAAGTAAACTAAAAGGTTTTGTTATGAATGTGGATTTTGAAATCAAACAGGTTCTCCGTGAGACTACTGACTGGGAATTTTCTAATAATGATTACTTGCTTGGTAAAGACGGCAAGATGGTAGGGTATCGCCGCAATGGTGAAACCTCTTGGCAGATTTTCAATAAACCACTGTCTTTTAGTAAACGAGGTAGGAGTTTCATCAAGTTAAAAGAAACTCCTACCGAGTTTGTCGAACCCTTTATGCCTGTAATTAAGAACAGACAACATTCAATATTAGAGTTTATGTTATGAAAAAACTTTTAATCAAGTCTTGTTACGATAATCGTAAATGGTATGCTAACAAGATCGGTCAGTTGGTACCTCTTCTTGGTGAAGAGCACGGACATTATGAATATAGATCGCGTCAAGATGATGGGTACATAAACTATGTACACAAAGAGGATGCTGTTGTAGTTGAGGATGACAGTGAAGAATAGTGAGCTCAGTATTGATGAACAATGGGAGGTTTGGCGAGAACAAAATCCCGTTGAGAATGTCAGAGACATAACAGATGATGAGATGCGCGAGGCTTTGAATCGCGACTTATCTCTTGTGTCAAACATGACCGTTGGTGAGTACACGCTTTACCAAAAGTGGGAAGAAGTACAGAACAAATATCCTTCAGAAAAAATTTCTACACTGTT